TGGGGGCTGTCCGTTCCGCTGTCCGCAGACGGTTCCGAGCCCGCAACCCACTGGGGCGCTCACGCATGGGCAACGCCTGAGGACGTTGCGATCATGACGGGGCAGGTGGTGCCTGAGATCAAGGGCGTCACGGCTGAGCAGATCGCAAATATCCTGTCGCAGATCACAGTGTCAGTGGACGCGAACGGCCTCACGATGCGGGCGCATTTCGATCATGTGCTAGAGCAACTTGGCTTGAGACCCGTAAGTGGGCCTCAGGCAGAGCAGGCGTGACACTGTAACGGAGGCGCGGAATGGCGCGGAGGCCACGGAAAAAGAAGGTGACGCAGCGGCGTCAGGAAGTGCCGCAGCATCCTAAGGGCGACCCGCACAGCGTCGACCCGTCTTACGAGATTGTGCCTATTCTCGAAGGTTATCTACAGGAAGCGCAGACGGCGCGGCAGACGGGGCTCAACCCGCGCGACGCCAAGTGGGAAGAGAACCTACATCTCTATTGGAACCGTCACGATCATTCGCGCAAGGCGGCGTGGCAGGCCAAGGAGTCCATGCCCGAGGTTCCGACCTTCGTGGACCGGTTCGCCGCTGCGCTGAAAGAGGCGCTGGTCGCGAGTCAGCACGGGTTCTACACGATCCACGACCCGGCCGTGGAGGACGACAACTTCTCCGGCTTCAAGGACGCCGTGAAGCGCGCGACCGATGCGTGGCTGTCCACGTGCGGATACAACCAGCTCGGCCATCCGCTCTCGTTTGCCGCCGTTTTCGAGGAACAAGTCAAGCTCGGAGCGATGACGGCCATGAGCGCCGTCGTGACGTGGAAAGAGGACGACCGTTACAAGTACGGTCGCGTCTGCGTCGAAACGCAAGATCCGCGGCGTGTGTGGCTCGACCCCACCTTCCGCTCGCTCTATCGCGTGCGCAGGATCGAGCTGGACAAGCACGAGTTGTGGAAAATGGCCCGGCAGGTCGACAAGAAGGGCCGGCCGATTTGGAACCTTGACGGGATCGCGGCCATGATCCGCCACATCGAGGAAGAGGATGAACGCCGCAAGGAGGAAATGTCCGGCCACGGCCATGAGCAGACCTCGACCCGGCAGCCGGTCATTCTCGACGAATACTACTGCGACGTGATCGACTCGCGCGGCAACGTGATCGCCGAGCGGGCGCTCTGCGTGGTCGGCAACCGCTCGTACTTGATCCGTGGCCCGGAGCCGAACCCGTTCTGGCACGGCCGCGATTGGTATGTCTACTGCCCACTCGTGATTACGCCGCTCTCGGTCTATGGCCGGTCCTACATGGAGGACTTCGGGAGCGTCGCGAAGACGTTCAACTCGCTGACCAACCTTATCCTTGACGCGATCCATACAAGCTCGCTGAAAGCGTTTGCGCTCTCCCCGTCGCTGTTGCTCAACCCGAGCCAAGTCAACGAGGGCTTACATCCCAACAAGTTGTTCCTGTTGGAAGATGGCGTGGCGCCGCAGGACTTTTGGGCCGCGCTCGACCTCGGCTCTTTGCCGGCGGAGTCGGTGCAGGTCTGGCAGGCGATCAAGAATGAGTTGAGAGAGGCGGCCGACATCAACGAGGTCGGTCTTGGACAGTTCGCGCCTAAGAGCCGGACCAGCGCAACCGAGATCACCACAGCTCAAGAGAGCTCTAACGCGCTTATCCGCTCCGTGGCGCAAACGATCGAGCAGCGCTTTCTCAACCCGATCCTCGATCTGGTCTGGAAAACCGGCATGCAGCACGTCAAGCGTGATGACCCGGTAATTCGCGCCGCGATAGGGCCGGAGCTGTTCGATGCGTTACTCGTGCGGCGGAAAGAGCTAGTGCAGCGGCAAATCACGTTCCAGGCGCAGGGCATCTCGCTCTTGATCCAGAAGAGCCGCATGCTCCGCGCCGTGTTGACGCTGTTCCAGATCCTTGCGCAGAGCGAGCTGCTGCTGCAAGAGTTCTTGAAGATCGCTGACATGCAGAAGCTTGTGCGGTTGCTGTTCGATCTCGCTGACGTGGATCTGAAGAAAATAGAGATTAGCCAACAGCAGCGCATGATTAACGACATGCTTCAGCAATTTCAGCAGGCTGGGGCGCGGGCCGAGCAGGCTACCGCGCAACCGGGGCAGTCTCGCCAGGAGCCCGATGGTGGGACGCGGCAGCAGCTACAGGGCATCGCGCAACAACTTGGAGTCGCAGCATGACGGGTAAACGAGTTGAGATCCCGGCCGTCGAAATGGCGGAGATTTCCGCTATCGGCGCGCTGTCTGGGACGCTCCCGTATCTTCGAGACGAGATCCGCAAGATGCAGGGGCAGATCATCGCCACCACGATACAGGACATTGACCGGGGTTCGTTGGGCCCCGAGCAAGCGCTTTATCGCTGGTATGAGATGGCCGCTCAGGAAAAGCTCTTGAAGCGGTTTGAAACCCGGCTCCGCGTCGCACAGAGCGTTGGAGCCAAAAATGCAAGCAAACTTTCGGAGGCCATGAATGGCTAAGCGCCCAATCAAGAGAAAGTCCGCGTCGCGCCGCAAGTCGGCCGGAGTGCTGCCCAACCCGTTCGAGGAAATTGAACGTCACGCCAGCCGCATGTCGCAGGGGGCCGGCTCTGAGCCCGCGCCTTGGGATGTGCCGGCGAACGCCCCGGCGCAGGGCGGGATCGACCCGCAACTGTTGGCGCAAGCGGTGGCGCAGGGCGTTGCGATGACCTTGAAGCAAATGGGCATCACGCCGCCGAGCTCGCGGAAGCCGCGTCGGACCAAGCCGGAGCTCCCAATCGAACGGCTCCGTCAGCTTGAGCAGGAGCTCAAGCAGATCCCGGTGATCTCGCTCGACGACATCCCGTATGACCGCCACACCGAACCGGAGAAGTACGAGGCGGAAAAAGAGCGGCGGCGTCGTGCGCGCGAGGAAGCCGAAGCGCTGCGGCGTCAGAAGCAGGCGGAGATCGCCAAGGTTCGCGATCAACTGCCCGAGCTCCTGATTGCGCAGTACGTCGAGGACCGGCCGCATCTCAAGAACAAGACGCGCCTCGTGCGGGGCATGATGGCCACGGTTATCGAGGACGCAGTCAAGAAAGGCTTCTCGCCTGAGCAGTATGTCGACTCGGAGCGATTTTTCGCCGATCTCGACGAGGCCGTGTCTGAGGTCATCCCCGCGCCCAAGCCGAAGCGGAAGCTCAACGGCCACCGCGACGAGGATTGGGAGGACTTCGACGAGGACGATGACGAGCCGACCGCCTATTACGACGACGGGACCGTGGGCGGTGACGATGACGACGATGACGATTTCGACGACGATGATGATGATGGCCGGACGGCTGGCATCTTCGGCGGTTCGGAGTCGGGCGGGAAGCCCACGCGCGGCGGTCCTGTGAAGGAAAACCCGAACGAGATGCTGGACGACCTCAAGGCGTTGCAGCAAAAGCTCGGGATCTACTGACCCGGCCCGCAAGGCCGGTAGGCGGTGGGAGGGTTTTACCCGTCGGCCCTCCCACCGCCGCCAACTTCAACAGGAGACTTGATATATGGGTTCACTAATCGAAAAGGTTCGCGACGCATTCCCGTGGTATCAGTGCCACAAGAAAGTGCGCGCCGTGAAGATCAAGGAATGGTCGGTCAACCCGGACGGCTCCATTCGCATTGTCCCCGCCGATGAGGGGGTCGAACCCTTCACTGTGGCCGGCGACTTCGGGCACAAGATCCATTCGGTGGATGATCCGGGCTACTTCGTCCTGTACGAGGATGGCTACGCAAGCTGGTCGCCGACAAAGGCTTTCGAGGAAGGATATACACGTCTGGCGTGACGTGAGGTCCGTTTTGGGGTTGTCAAGCCCTCTTTTTATCGCTAAGTACCTCGTTTAAACGACGGGGTAGCACAACGACGAAGAGAGGGCTCCAATGTCTTGGACCTTTGACGCACCGACCGGCACGTACCGGAACCACGCCCTGTCGAGCCAAATCCGCCGGCAGGCGATTGCCGACGTTCAGTTCATGAAGTTTTTCCGCCCCGAGCCCGGCTATGGGAAGCGGAAAGGCGAGTCTGTCACCATCACTCGCATTCTGGCCCTGCCTCTCGCGCAGCGCGTGAACGAGACGGACACGCTGCCCAGCGGCCGTCCGGCCATCGAGACTAAGACGGTCTCCGTGAGCCAGTGGGGCTTCAAGATCCCGGTGACGGAGTTCGAGAAGAACCTCACGCACTTCGACATCATGAACCCGTTCCAGGCGGCTCTGCGCGACCAGATCAGCCTGACGATGGACGTGATGTGCGCGGATGCGCTCAAGCTGACTCCCATCAAGTACACGCCGACCTCTACGGGCGGTGAGTTCGAGACGGACGGCAATCCGGACACCGTGTCCGATCGGAACCTTGAGGTTCAGGACTTGCGGCGCATTCACGACTTCCTGCACGGGGAGTTGAAGTGCCCGAAGTTCCGCAACGGCAAGTATGTGGGCATCCTGTCCACACGGGCCGCGCGCGGGATTAAGAACGATCCCGAGTATAAGGACTGGCTGGCCCCCACAACCAGCGAGCCCCTGATTACCGGGCGTCTCAAGGACATTGAGAACTTCATGCTCTTCGAGACGAACCACTTCGATGCGCTGGCCGATCTGGTCGGCACGTCGACCACGACCGGCGAAGCGATCTTCTTCGGCGCCGATGCGGGCGGACTGCTGACGGTTCAGCAGCCGGAGATCCGCGCCGGTCTGCCGCAGGAGCTCGGCACCTTCCAGGAGGTCGGCTGGGTCGGCACCATCGAGGCGTTCTTGACGTGGGAGCGGCCTTCGCTCGCTCGCGTCGTGCATGTGACCTCCCTTTGACGCTAAGGAGCCTAGGCCATGTATGATCTTGTTAAAGCCCACCTGATCAACGAGAGCGCCGCGGACACGCCCAACATCGACGGCGCGGGTGCGACGGCGGAGTTCGCGTTCTACCGCCCCGTGCTGCTGACGAAGGTTGGCGTCCGGGTCACGACCAACGTGGTCGCTGACGGCTCGGTCCCGCTCGTGCTGGAGATTTACAAGCGGCCAACCGCGGGCTCGTCTTCCGATCAGGAGAAGGTCGGCGAGTTCGTCGTCGCCGCGCCGGGTGTGACTGTCCCGGCCGGAGACATCGTCATCAAGGAGCTCGCCTCCTATGACGAAGACGGCGAGGTTGCCGAGGATGGCTCCAAGCGGCACGTGGCTCCGAACCTAGGTGCGGGCCATTACAAGTGGCTCTTGAAGCCCGGCGAGTCTTTGCTCTTGCAGATCGCATCGGGTGCCGAGGCGGACAGTGGCGCGGTGGTCTCGTTTGTCGAGTACGTGCCAATGCCGTGGGCTCCGTACAACCTGAAAGGCAACGTTCGGGTTGATACCTCTCGCAACTGAGCTTTGAGGGGGCTCCGGCCCCCTCTTTTCCCTGCTAGAAGGAGACGGGCGAATGACCGCAGTTCAGGCTGCAATCACGACCAAACAAGCTGAAACCAAGCGCCCCAGCGGGATCGACTTCGACCGGGGCGTCAAAATCCGCCAGGACGACAAGACGGGCATTCAGATCTACATGTACAAGGATGAGCCCGGCGTCTACTACGACCGCCATGGCCGGCGGGTGCCCGAGACACTGGCCAAGCAGGCCGGGTTCGACGTGGCGCGCTTCGCGCGGCTGCGCCAGCACAAGCAGAAGGTCAAGGATTTCTTCGACGCGATCGAGGATCTGGAGAAGGTCGACCTAGGACTCGCTCAACAGGCGGTTGCGCGTGAAAAGGCGGGCTTCAAGCTCGTGTATCTGCCGCTCAACCGGGCCGTCGTGCTCGGGCCGGATGGCCAGCAGATGTGCAAGCCGTCGAGCCGCGAGCTGATGGAGCAACTGTTCGATCAGTTGACCACGGACGACTTCTCGTCCGAAGAGAGCGTGTATCAGACGATTGCCGAGGCCGAGAGTGGCGCGGCCGAGACGGAACAGCAGCGATCGAACAAGCCTAAGAAAACCGCACCGTGACGACGTTTGGCACCATATGCTCCCGCGTTCGGCGGAATATCATTGACCTTCCCGCGTCGGTCACGGATGCGGTGCCAACGCTTGTCAACCAAGCCATCCGGTCGCTGCAACAGCAGCACAACTTTCAGGTCATGGAAGCCAAGCAGCTCTTCGTGACCACGCAGCACTCGCGCGTTCTCGGGCCGAAGCCGGCCGATTTCAAGGAATTTCGCCACCGGCCCTACATAATCACGGCCATGGGACACGCGTTCGAGCTCGGGATCGCGCCGGACGTGCTCTCCGCAGAGCGTGAGTGGGGTTCCGAGCAGGGCGGGGAGGTCGATCCGGCCATGATCGCCGGCGAGCCGCGGGTGCTGGCCATATC